CGCCGTCGTTGACCAGCACAGACACGCGCATGCCGCCGGTGGCCCACGAGTAGGCACCCGCAAAGTGAGCCAAATATGTGGGCTGGCAGGCGTCGTCAAACGCCACGGACAGCCCGTCCAGTCCCAAGTAATATGACGTCGCCGCCAAACAGGGGAAAGGACTGTACACAAGGCAGTTGTACGTGGAAGACGGCAGGGGAGTCCGGTCCTTGGGCACCTCGGCTTGGGGCCGGTGTAGGAGAGTCCGCACGCTTCTGACGGGCTCCATGTTGTAGCCGGCCAGCACAACACTGCGCTGCTCAGGCACAATGGGTGCTGCCGGCGTGGCAAAAAGGTCCCTCATCGGGCCCTCAGCGTTGGGAGACGCCTTGAAGCACCGCGCGTCAAGGAGGTACGAACCACAAGGGTAAGCCACCTCCAAGCCCTTAACCGCCACATGCACAACGATGTCCACGGTGGAGTTGGGCGTGGACTCACTGAGCACCAAGGGCGACTCCACCGTCAGTTGAATGGTGCCGATGCTCTGCGCGGCCCAGGGGAACGCGCTATAAAAGGGCACTGAAAAGCGCTCAGTGGTGGAGCCGCGGACATCAATGACGCGGCTTACGCAGTCATCAGTGGGCGCCGCGTTGCCGGGCGCGTACCTGAGACGCAGCTTGCCGCTGTGAAAACCCGTAGCCACGATCTGAAGGCTGTACTGCATATCGCCGCGCCAGAACGCGAACGGGTAGGACGCCATGGCCGCCATGGTTGGCTGCATGGTGGTGAAGCCGTGTGACGGCGAACCCATTGCGCGCATGTACTTGGGGTTGACCGGAAGCGACAGCACTTGTGCCCCAAACACGTCAGAAGTGGACCAAGTAGTAGTGGTCAACAGCGACGGTATGGCCCCCAACACGGCGATATCCATGGGATCACCACTGGCCCCGGCAAGGCCCAAGTCCATAGGGGCCGTGTACCCCGGGTCCAGCGCCATGCTGGCCCCGGTGAACAAGCCCTTTCCGTTGGACATACCCGGAAAAACGCGGGGGACCTGCACGATGGGAGCCGCCACGCTGATGGGTTTGTCCAACCCGAACCAGCTGGCCACGGTCCGGACGCCGGTGGAAACCATGGCACCCAGACCGTCGGCCAACGCGGTCGTCACGCGGCCTGTGGTTGCCTTGACATCCTCCTTGACCCCCGCCACCAAACCAGCCTTGGACTTGGCCTTACCCTCGGCACTATGGTGTTCGTCCATCTGGGCAACGGCCACACCACTGCCTGCTGGTACGGGCACGCTGTACGAGGACCGGCCATACAGCTCGATGGTGCGGAAAGCCACCGTAAATGTAAGTGTGACGACCGAACCAGACGAGCCCGAACTGTCCCTCATGGGAGTAAGCGCGTCAACGCTGATAGTCCCCAACAAGCCGCCCACATCGCTGACGGTCATGTCCACGCTAGGAAAAGGTCCGAAATAAGGCACCTGTATCGTGAGCTCTGTATCAGTGCTGATGTCCATCACCACATTGGGGAAGCCACTGTTCTGGTACATCCCCGTGGCCGCCAACCAACCGTCGTACCCATCGCCTGGGCTGTAAGACAGCTGGATCATGCCACTCGTATAACGGTTTGACGAAACACGGACCGTGACGTCGAAATCAGCGCTAATGTACGAATGCTTGGCCAGCAACCCCCTGATGTACGGCTGTGAGCACAACCCGTCGAACGGACGGATGACACCCATGGGCCCTGGTGACGTGCTAGTGGTGTATGAGATCTGACCTATGCGGTAGGGGCGCCGCAACTGAGTGTACAGACCATCATCACCGTCGCCGGAAATCCCCTTGTAGGGGGGGCCCGCATGGGGCGCCACCAGTGGCATGGTGGGTTGAACGTCCTCAAACGTGGCGTTAGGGGCAGTGGTCATGACACCGCCACCAGCGGGCATGCTCGGCACGCTGTCCATCTCAGCCTTAGCCCGGTTGGCGATGTTGTACCCGAGGGCAGCTACGTGATTGGACGGCGGGTGCTCTCCGCCGAGCCTGATGTACCCCGCTGCCCAATAACCCACCGCCGCCACCACGACAGTTATGATCGGCGCCATGTCAAGCATGACCATGAGGTGTGACAAAACCACAAGGAACCCAGCTACCATCCTTGGGGTGGCGCCCCAATCACTCAACGCCTCTGCCATCTGCGCTTCACCGTGCCTGGTGCAGCTGTCCGCAACTTTGTCCAGCATAGAGGCAGGCGGCGCCACCGGGTCGTCGGGCTGACCCTCAAACACCTCGTAGTAACGATCGTGTACTGACTCATACGTGGGAAGAGACATGTACTCCCCAGTGTGTGGGTGCACGGGGATGAACTTGGCTTTTAGCATGATGCGCTCGAGCAGGTCGATCTCACGGGCGTACACAGCGCTACCATGCTGATGCAGATCAATGCAAAAGGACAGCAAAGTGGCGCTGTAATCCGCGGGGTGGTCCGACCTAGTCCAACGCAGCGTGTCCCACATCTCATCAAGCGCCCTAGGAGCATAGTAACGCCCATCGCGCAAAACGATACCCCTGCACAGATACTGCATTTCGCTAAGCTCCCTGTAATCGTAAGTGTCAGGGGCCTTGTCGCTTGGCGTCAGGTCCATGCCGAAGTACTCCTTCATATCAGCGCGCATCGTCATGTAGCTGATAGTCCCAATGGCCTCACCGCTAGCGGAACCTATGTGATCATCACCGTAAACCACGAAACGCACTAAGCGCACAGCTTTCGCCGCACTCCATCCAGTGCGCTTACGTATGCACGCATACAGCACGATGAGAAGACTGAGGCTGTTGACATGCGCCGTAAGAGGCCAACCCGTGGGCACGCCACCGTAGCAGA